TTAGCAGACTTAAATATCTTTTTAATAAAAAACTCAGGTAACCCTGTTCTAGGGTTTATGGTTCCTGAACCGCCCCTTCTTTTTAATAGTCTAGCTTCTTCTGGTGTAATGTGAGCCAACATGGTATCGCCTCTGCGACCCATTCTTGCAATTGCTTGAGCAATACTAGGCACTCCTCCTTCTGCCATTTCAACAGGAGGCTCTGGCCTTTGAACATTTTTCTCTAATTCAATTAATGCTAAATCTAAACCACCAAAAAATACGGGATCAAAAAACGCAGGAAGAAGTTCTTCTGGAACTTCTTGGTTTAAGTATTTTTTTCGTATTGATTCATAATTTTGTGGATTTGCAAGAATTTCGTCAACCATTTCTTGCAACGCATCAATTAATGCTGCTGATGGTTTTAGTTGTGCTAAATCTCTCTTAAATTCTTCTACAAGTTGAGGATCTATCTCCCCTAAACCAGTAACTAAAGAATCTCCAAACTCACTTGGGTTTTCTTTTGCTATTCTGGCTATCTCATTATCAAACAAAGAAGGGTCTACTTCTTGAGAACCTGACATCGGTAAAGAACCTATTCCCTTTTCCATTTATATTCCTTGTATGTATATATTTGTCATTATCGTATAAATCTCTAATTTCTGTCTACTAAAAGANCCGAAACAAGGGCTATCACATTTGAAGCATTTGGCTGAAGTTTCAACTCATCCGCAGCCTCCAATATAACTGGTCCTTTGTCCGTGAGTAAATCTTCGTAATTATTTGCCGCTATGGACTTTGCAGGGACTATGGTTGATGTTCCAGAGCCACCTGGAGATACATTTAATATAATGGTTGAAGCTGTACCATTGTTATTCGTTATTATGACAGATTTTACAATAGCTGTGGTAGCCGCAGGAACTGTCATAACCGTTGTACTAGCACCATTTGTTAGGGTTGAAATAAATCTTTTGTATTGATTTGCCATTATTTACCAAAAAACCAGGTTTGAGCCTGATCTTTGTCCTCTGATGTAACTGCTGTGTATGTTGCATTTAATTGTAGAATAATCTGCTCTAAAGAACGAATAAGCTGGTTCATCTGTTCTGGGCTATAGCCTGAAGAAACAGCGTTAGGTAATCGAACATTTGTAATTTTACTCATCGTCTGCCATCCGGTTGTATATCTACTCTCATTGTTCCATATCGCCATTTACTACCTAATACATTTGCAGTAATTTTTAACGAAATTTGCCGTCCTCTTGCCCTAGTATCTATCTTCTCCGTAGTCGGTGTAACAGTGTATGGGTCAAGTGAGCTGTTCGTAGCGGTAGCTTCTGGATAACGTCTTAAAAATAAATTGACTGTTAGATCTTTTTGTTGATCTTTAAAATCTGGAACAAAACGACTCATTAGCATCATTTGATCACCATCACCTATATCAAAGTATCCAGATTGTAAAAAACAATTCATTGCAGATCCATTTGCATCTAATCCTAATTCGTGTTCATACACAATAGATCGACCATCAGTTAGACCGTTAATTGTTGAAATGTAATATGTTCCGTTAGACTCTGGATNATATTCTGTTGCAATTGGGTTATTAAAAGAACCAACATCTCGCCATGCAGTTCTAGCCATTGTAGAACCAATGCTCCATACATTCTCAAGATAGTTGTATGTAACAGAGCGATTGTTTTGTTCAGCATCAGCAGAACAATACCACCACGTTAGTTCATTAAATTCTGAGTTAATTCCAACAGTAAATTTTGCTTGTTGAAAAAGGTTTATATCTTGAAAAACAGAATCTTGTACAGTACATGGTAATTTTTTAACAGTACCATCAAACACATAAAAAGCTTCTTGGCTCATCCAAAACGCTAATCCGTTTACATCGGCAGCAGCGTGTGGTCCAACACAACCACAATTAGCTCCTAACTGTTGAAAGCCAAAAGTAAAAGGAGGTCCTATAAACTGCATACCATGTAAAGAAGTGTCTGTAAGTATTAATATCTGACCACGAGATCGAATCGCTGTAACGATTTTNTTTCCATCNGTTAGTCTTTGTCCACCTGCNGTATTTGTAGCAGACTCAACAAACGTATTTATATCCTCTTGATTTGAGAATCTTACAAACATCGGGTCTTGTGTGCCTGAAGAACCAATAGTTGCCTCTGTACCAAAAGTTATTAAGTGCCTATCTGGAGTAGAAACTAAAGCAAAAGAGCTTTTTGTAGGAGCTCCTGTTATTGCAGTTGCTCTATTGGTTACACCATTAGATGTGTCCCATTGATAAATACCGCCATTAACTAATTGACATATTAAGTCTTCTCCAAAATTATCAAACTGCCATACTCTTTGATCTAAAGTAATACCTGTTCCCGTACCTGATCGTCCTGTACCCCATTCATCAGCACCCCAAGTTCCTACACCAAAACCAAAATCACTAAAAGCTACATCAGAACCAATGTTGATTTGATAAGCTGCAATTCCAGATCCAGTTGTATTTGTTGCTGTTGCGGTAGTTCCAGACAAAATAACGTAAGAGTTTACATTTGTTATTGACTGTATTTCAAACTCAGCTTGAAGATCAGATACAGATAAGCCCCCATCAGGTAAAGTAACACTAGAAAACGTAACAAAATCTCCAGCAATCGCACCATGAGTATTGTGGTTCACCGTCACACTTGTACTACCAGATGTTAAACTAAAACCAATATTGTTATTCTCTGATCGTAAAGGGGTGATATCATAATAAACATTTCCCTTATTTACATAGAGTTTTCTGTCTGTTCCAAACGCTGCATAAGGAGCACCTGCCAAATCATTCCATGTATGTATCTCTGAAACATTCCCTATGAGATAGTTTATGTTGTTATTGAAAGGAGCTAATTCTGACCATCCACCTATTTTCTCAGGTAGTCCATATCGAAACCGAACATTATCACAATCAATCCAACCACCTTCAGCACCATACTCTGTGTTTTGGTTATCAATTCCTGGTTTTAATGTTAGTTTTAAGTAAGCCATTACTTAGCCTCTAGTTCTTTCACCTTTGTTTCTAATGTTGTAACTTTTGCAGATAATTCTTGTACAGCTTTTACAAGAACAGGTATAAACTCTGAATAACGTAACATCTGTTCACTTGTAGAGTCTGTTTTATCGGATAAACACCATAAGCCGTAGTCAGAAGCAGAAGCACTCAAAGCAGATTCCAAAGAAGTCTTTACCTCTTGTGATACAAAACCAAAGTGTTTTCTTTTACCTGTAGTGGTAGTTATCTTTTTTTCTGCACTTATATCGTACTCATTTGTTACTTCTTTTTTCTCAATCCACTTATAAGTAACCGGATTTAATTTATTAACAAAACTTAAACCGTTTGCTACAGGAGTAATGTCTGTTTTCAAACGTGAGTCAGAAGTATTAATCGTTCCATTAGTAGCAAACACAGTAGCAAACCTAAAACTTGATGCACCTAAGCTAAATGTGTTGTCAGTTGTAGGAGCTATAGAAGTATTTCTAAAAGCTAAATTTGGTTCCAACGCTGAGATAGCTGCAAAACCTGGAGCAGAACCAGTTGAGTACAAAACGGCATTAGCTGGTTGACCATTAAAAGCAAGACTTCCAAAAGAACTTCCGTTAGATAATGGAATAGATTGATTTGGAAAACTTGTAGCTCCTGTGCCACCATTACCAAAACCTAATGTTCCTGAAACCTGAGAAGTTAAACTAACTGCGGAGAAAGTACCCCCTAATGTTAAATTACCAGAACTTGTAACCGTTCCTGAAAGAGTAATTCCTTGTACACTTCCTGTTCCTGAAACAGAGGTAACTGTTCCGCTACCACCACCTCCTCCGCCACCAGAAGGAGCTTGTGAAACCCATGCACTTCCATTCCATGTCAAAACATCATTTGTACTAGACCCAGCAAGAATACTAAGAGCACCTGTGCCATTGCCAATTAAAACATTACCAGCAGTTACGCTTGTTACACCTGTTCCTCCATTAGCCACAGGTAAGGTTCCTGTGACATTTGATGTCAAACTACAGTATGTTGTGTTTGTACTACCAGTACCACCGTTTCCTACAGGCAAAGTTCCTGTGACATTTGATGTCAAATCACAATATGTGGTGCTGGTGCTACCTGTTC